TGCGGCTTGTGCCATGCCCTTACGGTGCTGTTCCGCCGTGACGTACTCAACGTTATTTATTACCTGTGACTCGAAACGAATGTTTAGCGGTTGGGATTGTGTCGTCATTTTATTTAGCTGTTCGCGGGTGTTGGTAACCTCAACGCCTAAACGACCGCCTGGGCCTCGCTTGAGCGGCATAATTGCTTCTGGGCCAGCTTCCCCCATCAGCCCCGTACCATTTCCCAAGGGGAAGATCGTCGGCTCCCCTACGATGCCGCCTTTCGCGAAGGGAACGATTTTGTTTTGAGCGATTATGTTGCCTTTTGCTGATCCAAACAGCTTGCCTAAAAAGCCACCGCCTGAACCTAAAGAGTTAAATAATTGGTTGACTCCAAGCTTTAGAAACATGCTCCCGATGTCTTTTAGCGTTGCAGACGCAACTTCTGCGAGCGACTTGGTGCCATCAACAGCAGCGGTCAACGCATCAACAACACCGCTTTGAATAGAATCTCCAATGCCTTTATAGATGTCATTCATTTTGTCGGCTTGGGCTTTTGCTTTTGCGTCAAGCTCTTGGAATGCTGCATCAAAATCACTCAAGAATCTTGCCAAAGAATCGGCCTCTTCTTCTTGCTGAATGGTTTCAAGGGCTTTTCCCTGTTCAATTCTTGCTTCCCCAAGCTCTAAGCCTCTTGCGATTTCTAAATTTCTTTTTTCTTCGTTAGACAGTGCAGCTGCTGTTAAATCATTGTATTTTCTGTTTATGGCAGAAAGCTCAAACATAGTTGCAATTCTAATTTTTTCACGTTCATCAATCTCGGTTAATACTGAAAATTGACCGTCTAGGTTTATTTTCAGTTCTTCTGAATTTTTTAATTGCTGCGCTATTCTTTCGGCTCTTTGCCTTGCATCTACAGCGGGGTCTGGGCCTGTGCGGCCTGCGCTGCTGCCACCGCCGACGACATCGCCAATCCTAAACTGATCTTCTTTTGGAACATCAGCTCCCCCCAAGTCTTGAGGGCCTCCTCCTGAGCTCAGCCCAGCCCCTGGAGCAAAACCAGCGCCTAAGGCCGCTGTATCCGTAAAAAAGCTAGAAGCCCCAGCGGCTAAAGTCTCGCCTAGAGAGGTGATTTGCCCAACTCTGTCTTCAAGAAATTGCTTGATTGGTGCCGGAATTAAACTGTAAGCTTTTTGAATAAAACTTGTAACTTTTGCGAACAATCCAGCAAATACACCGCCTAAGCCTTTCGCAACATTCTTGCCGCCGTCAATCATGAACGCATAAAGTTTTCCGATAACTTGGCCAATTCTTACCCCAAAGCCAATGATGACATTCTGAACTTGCCTGACCGTTTTCATTATGTTCTGGAAGCCCTCCTCTAACTGAAATGCTGCATTAGTGCCGTCAACGCCTAAGGCTTGCGAAATAGCGATTCCAACTTGATTTACGGCAGCAAAGATTGCTCTTAGAGGAGCAAGCTGTGCGTTTATTGCTGCCGTCAACACCTCAACAGTTACCGCCGCCACTTTGAAGGTTTCCTTGATAACAACGCCTAGCTCTGACTGATCAGAAAATAAATTCTGGAATGCAGTCGTGAGACGTTTCAACTGCCCATCAATTGTGTCTGACGCCGTGAATGCTGCCTTAGCTGCTGCGCCTTGTGCTTCTTTTTGATTCTCTAAAAGTTGATTGTATTTCTCTGTATTGTTCAACAAAGCCAAAATTGATGGGCCTGCTTCTGTACCAAAGGCTTTGATTACTGTGCCAGCATCAGCCCCTGATTTTTTAATCTTTTCAAGCGTGCCAGCTAAGCCGTCAGACTTCAAAGTTGATGCATTGATCTCAATACCAAGAGCCTTGAACTCCTCTCCGGCCTTGCCCGCCGCAACTTGAGAAAAAGCAGTTTTCAGCGCAGTGAACGTAACTTCTGCTCCTTGGCCACCTGCTGTAATTTGAGCAACAGCAGCGTTAACCTCTTCAAGAGGTACGCCTAAGGCAGCCGCAACAGGAGCCACTTTTGCAATGTTGGCTGCATATTCACTAATGACAATTTTGCCGTCATTCTGGGTTTGAATGAAACCATCAACTAACTTTGCAGCCTTATCAGCCTCCAAGCCGTAAGCATTTAGGACAGAGGTCGTCGCATCTCCAACCGTGTTGATGTCAGAGAAGCCACCCGTTGCGCCTTGGGTTGCTGCTTTGAGGATTAACGCTGCATCAGCTGCATTGTTGAAGCCAGCCGATGCCACGTCATAAGCTGCACCCGTCAGATCTAGAACGCTGGCTTGACCAGATAGTTCAGTGCTTACATCCTTTAATCGAGCGTTTAGCTCCTTACTGTTAACGCCAAGTGAACGAACTTTTGCTTCAGCAAAATCTTGCTGACGTAAAACATTGAAAACTTGGCTGAGGCTTGCCGCTGCCCCAACAACTGCTGTAAGAGGCCCTAAAGCCGCAGAAAATGCCGCGCCTAACCCTCTAACCCCAACTGCTGCACCTTTTGCCCCTTGCCCTATACCAATAAACCTGCCTTTAGCATCTCGAAGCCGACCATTTGCATCAAGAACAGCACCTTCAACTTCATTCGTTGCTTTCTTGAACCGCCCAAGCGATCTGACGCCCTGTGTGGCGTCAACAATTAGCTTGACGATCGATTCAGCCATGACCCTATTCTACCGGCCTCGCCTTTTTGCGCGGTCCATTGCTTCCTGCTCTTTCTCTGCCTTCAGCTCGTAATACGCCGCGAAATGCACCATCTCCGCATCGGTCAACTCTGTTCTCAGTTTGCTTACGGTCATCCCTAATTCGCAGGCTAGATGAAACTCGAATAAGAGCCACCTATCCTGCTTCAGTCGTTTTTTGCATCTTCAAGGCTGGCCTCTTCGCCAATGCCAAACAGAAACAGCTCAAGCTCATTCAGAACGCTTTCAGGCAGCTGACGCTGCAGCTTTGGCGCGTCAGCCGGTGCAAATGCCTTCGAGCCGTCCTCAAGCTCTGCCATCTGGCACAGCATCTGGGTGCTCAAATCCAACGCTTCATCAGTCCCCGCCAGCTGCTGCGATTTCTTGCGATCAGCCCTTGTGATGGGCTTGAAATACAAGCTAATCACAACCTTGCCGTCTGCATTCTTTACGTCAAACTTACGACGCTGGTTGAGATCAAATTCCTCAACCAGCAAATCGACAGGACGGTTCCTAGCCATTTAATACCAACTATTCATAAAATAATACAGCCCTATACGTCTGTTGTCATGTCGCCGTTGACGGTAAACGAACAATTAACAGTTACCAGATCACCAACAGTAGAGCCAAGTTCCATGCTTTCAATCAGACCGGCAAAGGAGATCGAATCAGATCCTGATGTTGTCCCTGTGAGAAACAGCTCAAATGTTGCCGTTGCTGGGTCATTTGCCCTAATGGCCTCAGCCATAAATGCAGATTGGCCTGTCGCGCTTTTATCGTAAACCAACTCAACCGAACCGGATCCTCCTACCAATCCGCCGACGACAGTCGTAGAGGTTTGGCCTTGCGTTGTAGTGTCAAGGACTGCTTTGGTCGTGCTCAGAGACCAACTGCGGGTCCCCACGACAGTTGCATTACTTGAGCCAGCTGCATCAAACTGCACTGCCCCTTGCTCTCCTCTGATTGTTGCCATTGGTCAAAGATCCTCGATAAATTCAAAGGTCACGGAAACCCTTGTTTGAAAAAACGGTTCCGGTTGAGGGGAATCCACAACTGCAGGGCCGTCAGCAGCGTCAAAGAAGACGCCAGAAACTATGGCCCTATTGTAGAGATCTCGGATGCGTTTCCCAATCGCATAATTAGCGCCAGGCCCAACGCCTTTAGGGGTGAAGATGTTGCACAGCAAAACGCCGATGACTTTAGTGCTGCCCCTTGCTGTCAGGCCCTGGCTCAGATATTGATTCCCGCCAAATTGAACAAGGCATTGAACCCAGGATGATCGAGCCGTAGGATTATCCGGCATGTTGTGAAACACAACAGGGATCGCCGGGGAAAGCGCCAGCTCAGTCGCGATGCGGCCCTCTACGATCGATCGAACAGTATTGAGATCAACAGCAGCCATCAGCGATTCCTACGGCGTATGAGCTCAATTCTGGCGGGGATCTGAAATGCAGCGATCTCTTTAGCCAAAATATCTGGGTAGCCGGGAATTGTCGGCGGGTTTTGGCGGGTCCGATAAACGCCTCGCCACGATGGCGGGAGATTGTTCCCGTAGACCACTGGCTCGGCATAAGGCAAATTATTTTGAATCTCGATTCGTGTTTTGCTGACCTTCACCTGACGCCACCTTCCGCGAAGATCTCCGGTATCAACTGGCGTCTTTTCTTTTATCTGGCCTTCCCAAACCTTCGCCGCAAAAATGACCAGCTCCTCAAGCTCATCTTCTGCAAGCTTTGAAATGTCGCCTAAGTCAATTTGCCGTGCCATTGCTATGCCCTCAAAATAAATTCGTAGGTAATCGGTTCATTATCTTGCTCGATGGTATTGATCTTTATCACTTCATGCGAAACACCAGAAATCAAAACGCGGTCTTGAGTCGTCGGTACAGCCGCAGCATCAGCCGCTGCAATGATCAGCCGCTTATCACCGGATTGGATCAGCTCATTCACTTCTCTAGCTGAGACACCCTGCAATACCCCTTTAATTTCATTGCTGCTGATGCTTTCGCTGATTAAGCCGGTTGCCGTGTCGTAGGCACCGCCAGATACGGTTTGAACCGTAACGTCACCGCCTAGGCTCTTCATCGCGTTTTGTACTGCCTTTTGCAGCGACGTTGCAAGAGTCATTTATGTGGGATCAGGTCCATTCTGTGTGATGTTCAGCCCCCAGGGAAAGGACGCTCATATGCAGTAATTTCAGCAGGACGCGAAGCAGCAAGTAATTCCATGCTGACTAACAGTGCAAGACCATCAGCAACACGTTGATCATCAAGTGCTACTTTTTCAGCAGCTGTTAGTTCATCAAGCAATGCTTTTACTTCTACCGTATCGGCGGAAGCTTCAAGCACCGTTGCGTATTCAGCTGGTGTAAAGCGTGCGAAGAATCCGGCACTTGTTACAACACCATAAGAGTTAGCGTCGGCATAGCGGTGGCCGTCGCTGTTTAATACCCATTCAGCATAAGCTTCAGGTGTTTTGCCAACAGAATTAGCGGCAAAGATTAACCCGTCAATAACGCGGGTGTTGGTCAGTGTCAGAGAAAGCGTGTCCATGGCTAGATCAAACGGTAATACGAAGTTCGCCAGTGGCGGTCTTGTAAACGTCACCCCCAGCTAGACCACCAGAGGTGGCCGCAGCGTTGTCGGCGTAAGTGGGCAGATTGGGTAGTTTTAGCGTTGCCGCTGTGATGCGAACAGGTTTCTCAGAACCAGTTCCAGCGCCTTCCGTCCCGATCTCTAGGACGTTGCTGCTCCACTGGAAGAATCCACGCTCATAATTGCTAGCGTCGGTATAAGTGTTGTATAGCCGATACGTTTGAGCGTTGGTGCCGTTGCGCTGGGCAAAGATATTGGTGGCGTCTGTTGTTAGACGTGCAAGGCCATTTTTGAGATAAAACCCAACACCATTGTCACCCGACGAAGAAATGTCAAGAAACCCGTTAGTGTTTTGACCAATCTTTATTCCATTAGAAGCGCTTGCGTTGTTTAAAATAAAGGCAGATCCATAATATTTTTTTATATCAACAAGCCCGTTGACAATTACTGCAGGCTGCCCTGCTGATCCGCCAGCCGATGGGTCATTTGTTGCAACCTTGAATCTGCTCGCCCCACCGACCTGTAAATCCAGCAGGTTGGTGCCAGCAGCACTAGCGGTGTCAGTTACGTTTAGTTTAAACCCTGTAAATGTCGTGGCTGCATTGTCCCACGTCTGGCTCAGGTTGATGACCGGTGCATCTGTCGTAACGGTTTTGCCGCCAACAGTCAACGCGCCTGCAGTGTCGTTATAAGTTAAGCCGCTGTCGCCGCCGAAACTGCCGCCGTCATTAAATTGAACTTGGGTGTCCGCACCACCGGGAGTGGCGGCGCCGCCGCCAGCCCCTACCTCGTCGAGGTTACCTGTGAACGGGTTGAACTTATAGCCCATAACTAAACTTTAGCAACGCTGGAAAGGTTTCCACTGGAATAAGTCAATGTCAAGGTAGCCACCGTGGTGCCTGACGCTCCTCCCACCTTGAAAACTACGTCTTGAGTTCCAGTGCTTGGCGCTGCAGCTGGGTTGAATGAAACATAATCATGCTTTGGGATCTGCAGCCCTTGGACAACGCTGCTCGCGTAACTGCCGTCAGCCTGCCTGATAGCGGTGATGTCGTCGGCATTGTAGCTGTAAGGCATTTCTTAGCTCCTTCTGATTGCAATGTTGCCTGGTCCACTGATTCTAAGGCCGGTCAGATAGCGTTCATACAGTGGCGGAACGCGATCAGCCCCAACTGCGCCTGAAGTGAGGTTTGGCGTGATGCTGATGCTGCCAATCGACACGCTCTTGTAATCCTCCAGCCCGCTCAGGCTGATGCCGTCTTTGTTGTTGTGCAGGTAAACCGCCAGCTCAATTTGAGCCCTCTTGATCTGGTCTGGGATCTCGGTGTCAGTGTAATAATCCGCCGTGATCGTGAACGGGAAGCCCGTTGAATATCGGCTTGAGTAGGTGTCAGGCTTTCTCACCCCTGTCCTTGGCCACTGCAATGCCTGCGTATCAGTTGCACGAGCACCAAGGAACCGCTCACGGTCAAGACGTTGTGCAGCAGCTGCAAGCGCCCTGTTTCGTGAGTCAGTGTTGCCTGTGCCCCATTTCGAGGCATCAGAACTCAATACCATTGCATCAACTAACGCATCAGCGTCAGCCAGCGTCAGGTATGAGTTTGCGTCTGCGGCTCCTGCTGTTGCGACGATTACTACTGCCATCAGTCGATTCCTTTTTGCTGGTCTCCTCCGGTGCCGGAGCGGCAGCAGCCTTGGCGGTGGCTGCTGCTGCTTCCTGCTCCTTCGCCCTTCTAAAAGCGTAGAGCCCCATGATTATGAGGCTGCGGCTTTCATCACTGCAAAGTTAATGACCACAACCTCACCAGCGGTAGAACCGAGGTTTGAAAGGGTTACGTCAAAACTTCCTGCAGCAGTAGCAGACACAAACGCCAGGTAAAGCCCGGTACTTGAGCCTGACTGGACGCTAACCAAAACAACATCGCTAGCAGTGACAAAGCTATTGGTGACGGTAAAAGTCGCCTCAGCGTTG